TATATTGCTTAGTCTTAATTTAGCGTTTCTTAATAACGAAGATTTATCTTTACGTGCTCTATTTATTATAAACTTCTGAACACCATACTTTCCGTTCAGTAAAGAATATTTTATATATGCATAGATAAACTGTTCAAATAATTTATTAACACTTACACTAGCATCATCTCCATTCTCTAAACCATCCGACACATATTCTAAGACAACTAACTTACCGGACATATCAGACGTGAAATTGATAACACCTCCCTTTTTGTTTATACTGAATGTTGGGTTGATGTTAGCTGTCTCAGTATTTAAACCAAAACGTGCACCGATATTATAATCAAAATACCATGCACCATCTATATTATATCCCATCACGCCATGGTATGGCCCATCACCTAGGTACATATTTTTTTGGGAACCGTCTAATCTTTGTCTATCAAAGAATGAGTTATCAGGTTTTAATACATTACCATCTATATCAAATAATATATTACAGTCATTGTCTTGCAAGTATGCTCCACTCCAGTTAGTCTGTATATTCTCTGTCATTGGATATAACATACCGTTCTGTTCTAAAGATATTCTTACCCAGTTTATATAGTCTGGAGGTAAAACAAATCTTAACTGGTCACATACCGTAAGCTCTAATATTTTTATTTCTTTCATCGCATCGTAGTTCAACTCTTGTATTCCTCTTTTTGCGTGAAATAAAACCTGATAACGATTTATATTATTAATAAGTTCATTGTTACCTTGGTACATTAACATAAAATTATTTACAATATCTTCTAAGCTAACGTATTGGTATGACCCCCAGTTAGAATCCGTTGGGACATTTCCCCCATTTTCATAATATTGATAATCTGTAATGTATGCCATAGTTATGATGTTTCTTGTGTTTCAGTACTCTCCTCAACTCTTCCAAAATTATATACGTCTGGTTCTCTTATCTCAATTCCTATATACTGACAAATCTTTGCTATTAATGTTGGTTCATCTGAATCTGGTAACTCAAAGTCTTGAAAGTCTGTAGCTGCTGGATAAAATATTGGCTCACCTCCAGTAATAAGCTGGTATGTCCAGTTAGGTGGAAGAGGATAACGTACATACTGTGCGTGTATTGCTCCTGGTTGCAATATACTTGTAGGATATACAGTGATAGTATTACCGTCTAATACATATGCAGGGAATGTAGTAGTAGGAGCAGTAAGCGGAGAATTTGTTAAATAAAATATTTTATTTTGATTTACTCTTTCTACCTCTCTAATCTTTTTGTTTGAATATATAACATAGCTATTACCTACAACAAAAATATCTGCACTTAAACTAATGCTTCCTGTCCCTGGTGTACCTACCGATGTAATAAAAGCTTCTTTTAGTGTAGTTGTGTTTACAACAAGACTACCTATTGGTGGTGTTGGTGCAGAGTTAGGAATATTTGTCCATACCGCAGACTGTGTTGAGTCTGTTATAGTGTTACCGGCACTTGTACCTGTAACTGTTCCTGAATATAAAGCAGATGAATAATAAAATAATTTATTCATTAGATAATAATCTGAAGGTAGAGAGTATGTGTTGGCGTTTACTTGTGTTAAAAATACATTCTTAGAAAATGTATCCATTACCTCTAGTAAACCTTTAGTTATATCCGCATACCCTGTCCCCGATTGTCTAGCGTTTTCTCTCTGTATCCATCTATTGTAAGCATAAAAATAATCCTCAAACATATCCATCTGAGCTTGCTGTGCGTACAGATTAAAATCTTGTGGAGATATATAACCGTAGTTATTTTTATTAGCTATTGCTAAGACAGTATTTCTTACGTCATTTATTGATGCTGCCATATTATATAAACATTTCTACAAAGATAACAAAAAAAAAGAGGGGTATAATTTATTAAAGAGTCCAGTCGGTTATTCTCATACCTGTAACTAAATCAGGTTGTATATAATTTAAAGATGGCTCATCTACTAAACGCTGAAGGGCTACTATTACATTACCTGTAAATCCAAGTGTTGCACCTGTACATGTAAGTGTAGCTATTGCTGTACCCCCTGAGCTACCTGGTAATAAATGTATTCTTATCTCTGTTGCACTTATGTATTGTGGTACTACTCCTGCTCCTACAGGAAGGAATAAAACCCCATCCCTGGTAATAAATGTATTCTTATCTCTGTTGCACTTATGTATTGTGGTACTACTCCTGCTCCTACAGGAAGGAATAAAACCCCATCGTTATCACTATCAAATATTAGATACTTAGTCATACCACAAAGATAACAAAAAAAAAGAGGCCTACTTTTTTGAGTAGACCTCTTAATAACCATACTAATAGGATATTATTCCCAAACAAATTGTTTTCTAAGAATACCACTAACTGGGTAAGGTAATCTAGCTGTAATATCAAAAACAGGATTTGTCCATGAAGTCGTTAAAGCTTCTTCAATTAAATTAGCTAAAGTTGTTAATTGTTCTCTAGTCTTGTCATCAGTAGTTGCTGTTGCAGCAGTGATTTCAAATGCTAAAACCTCGCCAGCAGCTCCGTTTAATGCAACTGTGTTTAAAAGAACATTTACTTTAGTAGCCGCACCTCTTGTTATACCTGAAATATCTGTAATAGGTATTAATGTAGGCTCATTGTTGAATGTAATTTTTAAAAATTTATTCATGATAAAAAAATTAATGATTAATAAAGTACAAAGATACGTAAAATATATTATTACTTTTTAGCACTTGGCTTACCTTTAAGCATTTGCTTTAATAACTTATATGTCTCTATACCATCGTCTGTTTGAAAGTATGAAGCCATAATATCTATAGGGTCTTCACCATAAGGCACTGTTAGTATTTTAGTTTTATTATTAGCAAGGTTAAAGTATACGTCTCTACCCTTATTTCTTTTAGATAATAAGTTCTTAGCAAAAATTGTAACCACATCATCGTACATCTGTAGTGATGGGTCATTAATTATATCTATAAACTCTTGAGGGTTATTACGAGAATAAACAAGTATATCTCTTTTAAGTTCTGCTGTACTTAACGTGTTAGCATGAGAACCCATTAACACCCTAGATACCATTTCTAGTTTAGATAGTGGCATATCTCTAGCTAATAACTGTGCTTTTAATATCAACTCTTCTACTTCTAACTCTTGAGCTGCATCTCTTGCTTGGTTAACTTCCTCAAAAATTTGTCCATTACCTGGGTGTAAAGATAAAAACTCTTGTAATACCTGATTACTTCTTTCTACCCTAAGAAATCCATCTTCAAATATAATAGGTTCCATTATAGCATTACCATCTTGCTCATCCTCGAAAGGACTCTTTTGGTTTCTTGCATAACGAAGTGGTCGGTTAATACCTTTCTCCTCATCAAAATATAATAATGGGGACCTGTGGTTGTGGTGTGAACTTAGCATCAAAGATAATGGTGCTACTTTTCTTAATAACTTGTATGTTTTAGCTTCCGCCTTTTGTTTTTGTTTCATTGTATTAAATTAAAATTAAAAAAAAAGGGGAGGAATTATACCCTCCCCTAATTACTATTTGTTAATCTTGGAATAAGAAGAAGTTGTTTGCACCTAAAGTACATACAGCTCTTTCTGATAAAAAGTTAACTGTCATTGCATCTAAAGAAGATGTTCTTGCACCACCAGCAGAACCAGTAATCCAAGTTTTGTAACGTCTATCTTCAGTTTCAGACGCTCTATAACGTACATGTAAGAATGGACGTTTAGCGTTCTTACCTAAGATTTGGTCATATACTGTAGTAGAACCTGCAGGAACTAAAAGTCCGCTGATTTTACCACCTGTTAAACCACCACGCATTGTTGGGTCGTTTAAGTATTTCCAATCTGATTTGTAGAAATCATAACCTCTACGGAATCCTGTGAATCCTAAGTTAAGAGCCATCTCCTCATCGTTATCGAATAATCCATATGAAGTACCACCCGCTCCGTAAGAGTTTTGTGCTGCTAACATATCATCAATATCGAAAGAGAAATCTCTGTTTACAAAGATTACGTTTTCTTCAATCGCACCTTGCTTATCTAAACGTTGGATAACGCTATCGAAACCTGCAAGAGTTGTTGGGTTACCCCCACTCCATACATTTCCTCTATCGTTTACTACGTAGAATACACCTTCAGAACCGTTAAGATTAGCTGCTGATGTACCTGGAGCTGCTGTTAAACCTTGGAAGAAATCACCTGCACCTGAACCTGCTGTTGCTGGTACTGCCTCAATCATCGCTGTCTCTAAGTAGTCTTCAAAACGTAGACGAGTCTCGTGCTCAGACTTTAGGTACCATAGGTAACCTGTTCCTCCGTCTTCAGTAGAAATCTCTACCCATCCAATCTGTGCCATATCAGAACCACTTACCTCGTAAGTATCTTTTATGATGATTGGCTTGTTATCGAAGATGAAATCTTGAGCTTCCAAAGAACCTACCATTCCTTCAGTTCCTTTGTTAAATTCAGAACCGTAGATAAAAACAGTAAGTGTTGAAGCTGCCGCATAAGCCGCTTGAGTAGCTTCATAGAAAGCAACCTTAACTGAAGCAACACCCCCTACTATAGGAAGAGATTCTGTAACAACCGCTTTATTGCTTAAAGTAGAACCTGCTGTCTCATCTGAAATCATAATAGTTTGACCTACTCTTAATGCTTGATAACCACCTGTTGGTTGGCTTGAAGCTGGAGCTGGTGGGTTAACCTGTGCAACTGGAATACTAATAGTATTCACAAGCTCAGTACCTGCATAACCTGCTGTAAATGTACATCCTGTGTACTTTGTGTGTAATCTTCCTTGCTCTGCCCATTTAATAAGGTCTGAGTTAGAAGGCATTTCAGCACCAACCATTCGTAGGAATGATGCTATTGTTCTATTACCGTAACGCTCAAATTCTTTCTCGTATGTATCTGGAAGATACTGATTTAAGAAATCGAAGTCAGTAATGTAATTTGTGGCTGTTGCAACCTGTTGTGCACTAGGTTGTAAATCAAAGCCTGGAGTTCCTAATACTGCCATTTTTTTAAATTTTTATTTTTTCTTAATACTTCTAATTCTGAGTCCCTTCCCACTACTAGTATCGCCTACGTTTCTAATCTTCAATCCATCTTTACTGAAGTTCTCAGGAGTCTTACGTATACTGTCCATATTAATGTTCTTTGATTTTTTAGAAACATTATCTACAGCTTCCGTCATTCCCTGATT